AAGAGGTCTCCCAATCATTTGGAACGGGTAAAAACTCAGTGGAATCAAATTTGATAATATCTGAAGGACTCAAGGTATACAAATATTTCCAAATATATCCATCTCCACTTGAACCAGCAACTCTTGGTTCCAAATCAGTAAATGTCGGTTCATCTAATGAAGGTTTCCCTGTAGGATTATCTGGACTTGTTCCATTCTGAAGGCAAATATAAACTCTAAAATCTTTATTCATCACATAGAAAAATGACGAATAAAGATTTGTTGAACTTGAAACTGCAGCAAGATTATCGACACTATAATCGTGGCGATACATATCATACTTTGAACCGGAAGCCCAGGTTCTTTTGGGTACAACATGCATAATATCTGAAGAGGTAATTCTCTTCATAGCAATCATGGTATCCCAATAATCATTTTCCTGATTAAAATTATCTCTGGGAGATGGTGGTGCTTCTTCCCATTTTGTATTAAAATCAGAAGCATTAGTCAATCCAACAAAAGTATAGTAAGCATTAGAAGTGTTTACTATACCATTCCGAAAATTTTTTGCATTTAAAATTCTAATTTGATCTGTAATTATTGCAGACATTTTGCCACAGTTTTTTCTTTATTTAGTTACAGAGTTTCATCATATCTTACAAATGCGAGAGGTCTATTTCTTGTTATAATAGTAGATGTAGTAATACCACTTATTCCTTGAGAATTATACGCAGTATGACCAATCGAAATTGATCTATTCTTAACTACTATTCTACCCCAACTATAAGAACCTTGATAGTTTGATGTTGTCATTCCTGTAGTTCCATCCCAATTTGAATTAAAGTCAAATCCTACGGGAGGATTGTCAACTCTTGCACGGACTCTTGCTGTCGCAGTTGCAATTCCACCTACAACCCTGGGTTGTTTGATAACTTCTGCTACTTCATAAACTCCATCAATGTATGAAGTACTTATACCAAGAACTTGACCAGAACCATCATAACTTGTAATAGAGGTAACTGCTATTCCAACATTAGAGTTATATATGGTAAATGCGTCACCTTGTTCAATACTCGAAGTAGTTATAGCAGCCCCGACGTATGTAGCGTCATTGAAAACTTGATCCTGTTCTGGAATAAAGAAATCAAACAACGCAAAAGTTTGTCCACTAATTGACGTTGTTGCAAACCCAACAATAGTTCCAGAATCTCCCCTATATCCATCAGGGAAATAAACATCGCATTCTTCGCGAGCACTTGCTTGTGGAGGAGAAATAAGAACACTAGGTACTGTTGTATAACCAATACCCCCATTAGTTATTGTTACTCCAGTAACAACTCCGTTTGTAAGTGTAGCAGTTGCTGTTGCTGTTCCACTTGTTCCAATCCCTACGCCATTTGTACTTGCAATGCTTACAGTAGGAGTCGTCAAGTAACCATGTCCCCCATCTGATAATGTTATTGCGGATATAGTTCCCGCAATAGAAACAGTTGCAGTAGCAAAAGCTGGAGATATTTCACTTGGTGGATGAATTTTTATTTTATTCTGTGCAAGTTTGCCTTGAATAGTATCAAACTCATTAAATTGGTTGAACAGAGGTCTAGTAGTATTAACACTAAAAACTGTATCTCCAACACCAACTGGTTTAATCAGATATGCATTGGGTAAAATTGTTGGTTCATAAAATCTTCTTGCCTTAGAAACTGGTAGACCATTAAGAATTTTATCCTTAGTTTGCCGACACCAAGCAACTGGTCTAGTTAATTCAACATCCCTGGTATTTCCAGGACCAAAATAAGGAAGAGTTTCTACTGTATCCGTTGAAACAATATCCACAACATTTCTCTTATTTTCATTAAGAATCGGATCCTGCGAATAAATCTCAAGAGTGTCTCCTTCCTTCACAGTCTGCACTACATCTGTTTTAATAACATCACTTTCGCCATTACCTTTATAGAAAACAATCCTTAAGAAATCACCAACTCTAGGTGCCTCCAAGAATCTAATTCTATTACCTCCAAAGAAGAAATATGATTCTCCAGGAACCTGAAGAATATTATTTAAGAACACAAGCAACAATTGATTAGGATCAATTTTTGAACCTTTAGCGGCAATAATAGAAAGTCTATCTCCATTTCTAAAGAGTGGGAATAATTTTCTCCTACCATCAATATAACTATCAATATTATCCAAGATTTCAAGTTCACCAAGATTCCATCCATTGAAAACATCATCAAAAGTTTGATCGACAGTAATCTGGAATTCTCTGAAGTTTGATGATGTTGGAATGCCAGTTAAACCACCAGTTTGTACAGTTAAAATATCACCATTTCCATATGCATATCCATTATTTGTAAATTCATATGCAATCACACTAGATCCATTACCAACTTGTATATTAACTCTTGCATGTGTACCAAAACCAACTAATGCGTTTTCTTCAGAGAATATCAACGGCATGTTTGCATATGGTTGAGGGTCATCAAATATAATTTGAGGAATAATTACCATTGTATTAACACCAACATTAAGATTATATCCAGGATTAGTGATTGTAACACTAGTGGAAATATGTCCGGTGCCAGTAATAACAGTTGCAAAACCAATATGTTGAACAGATGTAGATGCAGTGCTCACAACAGCATCTGTACCAATACCAACAAAAGTGTGTGTATATTGTCCACCAGCACGAACAGCATTTGATGTTGCACTTACAAATGTATGGGCACCAGCAGAAATAGTAGCTGGATTAGTTCCGACATTAACAGTAATTGTAGTAGAAGTTACTGAAGTAATATCAAGAGTTGTATTTGCTGCTGGATCTGTTGGTCTAGGATATGTGTGATTAGACCCATGACTATCTTGAGCACAAGTAAAGGTCAATGAATTTGTTTCGAGAGATATACCTCTACCGGCAACAAAATTATGACTACCAATAGTAAGTTCTAAATCTCCAGTATTATGGTTATAAACAGCGTTAGAAACATTGAAGTACGCAAAGGTTGAGAAACCAACAAATAAAGTGGCTTCCTGTCCCTGAACCTCTTCAAGTCTTAGAGGTCTTCTGCTTGCATTAGTGTCTAGATTTGGTCTAGGATATGACTTTGTTCTAGTATTATTATCACTATTACAAGTAAAGTTCAAACTATTGTCCTTAATTGTGATATAATCACCCTGATTCAATTCATGATCCTTTGGAAGTGTTATAGAAAGAATACCAGTTGTAGGACTATAGTCTGCATCTAATACATCGTAAGTAAGACCAGGAACTGCTCCTGCACTGATGCTACTAGTAGCAGCACTAACATTAACAATACCATATGGAAGTGTTACTCCAATACTTACTGGAGTTCCTGTAGGAATATCGAATTGTGAAGTTTGAGTTGTTCTAAGTTCAACAAAAGTATTTCCAATACCATTCAGAATAGTTCCATACTGTGCTCTGTATGTTCCAATACCAATATATGCATTAGTTCCATTATAAACTTCATTGAGAATACCAAATACACTATTTTGATTATCGATAAAAATTTCTGTTGTTCCAGTAGAAATTGGATAATTTGTCTTAGTGACAATTTCATAATGACCTTGAGATCTATACCCGCTTCCAGTGAAACCAACACTGATAGATTCTACAGTTCCTATTCCACTTATAGAGACTGTTGCTGCCGCAGCAACAAGAGGTTGGTAACCAAGTCCTTCAGTAGATCCAACAGATTGAATAATACCTGCTGCAGGAAAACTACTAATTCCAACATCAGCACCGAGATCTCTTGCATCTCCGTTAAATACTACACTAGTAATACCAACGCTTGGTTCAGTTAATTGATAATCTTCTTCAACAGTAAGACCAGGAAGTTGGAATATACTGTTAATCAAAATAACAGCATTTTCATTAACAATTCCACTTATATCTTGACCTTCATTATCTTTTAATGGAAATGCTTTTTCAAGGGCATTAAACTTATCAGATACATCTTGGAACACATTATTATTTGTGTAAGTGTCACTTGTACCCGAAGCAACCCTTCCCCTCATATAACTTCTTCCGTGGAAGCTAGAACCTTTGGCAATTCCTTGATAATCAATTTGACTAGGATCTGTGGGGTCTTCTACAGGATCGAGACCATATGGTGCCTCCGCAAAACTAATCTTGCTATCAATAATATTATAGTTTCCACTAATCTTAGTTACTAGATCTCCTGCAGAATGATTAGTAAATTTGGTTCCAAGTCTTGCTCTTCTAACTCTTACTTTATTTGGATTACCACCAACGCCAATTCCGCTAACTTTCATAATTTCATCATTAATCTTAAAGTGATCCCCACCAAAGAAGGAAGTTACTCCTGTAAACTCAATAATATCAGATGTTGAAAGTGCAGTTGCATTCAAAGAACTTGTAATTGCTGTTGAAACAATTGGACTTTGGAGCATATTATCAATAGAAACAATAACTCTTGAATTCTGCTTAGTTGTCAAGAACCTGTGAGAAGTTCCACTTCCAACACTAGTAATATCAATAAGAGATGGATTCGGCAATTGCGCTTCTGATGGACTTGTAGTTAAACCAATGAAATTATCATCAATTTTAACCATATAAAGATTCTCTCCCCCATCAGGAAGATAATTAGTTAATCCAACTCCAGTGATAAATGTCTGGGCAACACCAATGGCGGAGTTTATATCATTAATATCATTTTTATAATAACTAACCTCTTCTCCAGAAACAAAGAAGTGATTAGGAAGTTGGATTTTATTGTTGGTTAAGTCAATAGCATCACTAGTGAACCAATATTGAAAAATATCTTGGTCTTCATGTCTTAGATTAAAACTAGTCTTAACTGCATTAAATGTTCCAACATAATCATCCCTATCAGTTGTAAGAAGACCATTATTGAAATCGACAATGGTGTCAACATCATCTGCAGTTTCTGATTTTAATTGATATGCTAAAATATTTACCTCAACATCTATATTTGGATTTGGAGTAAAGTTTAGATCAAGACCAAAACCTGTATCATCTATTTTAGCACCAAAAGTGCCTAATCCGACAGAGGTTTGTAAACCACCAAAATGTACAAGGTATGATTCACTGTTAACTCCAACAGCATTTATCGTATCCAATACAAATAATTCAGAGTATTCATGTTCATTATTAGTTTTATCTGCTACATGCACATAATATTTTGATGCATGGAATTCTTGAGAATTAGCAATATACCGATAATTATTAACTGTTGTAATACCTGGATTTGATGATGCTGCAATTGTAGTTGATTGTGCTTGCAATCTAGTATGAACTAAATTAAAGTCTGTGGTTCCACTAGTAGCAGTTTGCGCTAATCCAATCTGAATTGTATTAACAACTGCAGTTGTTCCAATGCCAGCATTAGGAATAAACTGAACTTCAAAGTTATTACCGGAAATATAAGGGTAGAAAGTACCATATCCCGTAAGTCCATCCTCAAAGGAATCAAAATTGGTAAATAAACTACCAAATTCACCGCTAGTTACTATATTAGATCCATCATGTAAAAAATTAATCTGGGTAAAGTGAAACTCTTCATTTTGTTCTCCCGTATCTGGGTTTATTGTAACCATCACCGAAACGGAATTATACGTGCTCCCAATAGAAACAATAGTTACTCCCGTTCCGACAGTATTTAATTCTGCACTAGATGTGTTTATAATCGCAATATCTCCAAATGAACTACTTCCAATACCAACAAAACTGTCATCAATTTTATATGAAACGTAGGAAATATTATAATCATTAAATGCTACTTTTTCTGATGCCGGATGAAATTGAATAAATCCCTTTCCTTTATCAACTGAAAAGTCAAATGAACCAATATTATCAACTGTTGATACAATGGCATATTCATTTGAATAACCATATGTTCCATCCTGAATAACATCGAAAATAGAAACTTGTCGTTCTGAAGTAAATCTTTGATCTCTTACAAGGGTAATATATCTTAAAAATCTTGATTTATCAAGATCAAAAGAATCAATATTAACAAATTCTTCAGATCTTGGTCTATGACTAAATTGTGGACTAATATCATCTATTGATAAAACACGGTTACCAATAGCCTGATCGAATGAAGAAATAAGTCTACTCTCAAAAATAATTTCTGTTGAAACTACTTCATCATCGCCAAGAATGATAGAATTCTCTCTAACAAGGTCAAAATCATTGACACAATTGATATCTACAGTTTCTATAATATCTCTAATGAGGTTGATATAAGTAGAACCTGCTGTCGGAGTTGCATTTATCCTAAGACCTTTCTCATATGATTCTAACTGATAATTTGCAAACTTTTTGTAACCAGCAACATGATTCATTGAAGATATTGGATCATTCCAAGTTTGTAATGGAATAGTTGATTTTAATGAATATGAGAAATTTTGATAATACTCATTATCTGAAATTCTTTGAAGGTCATTATTTAAGAATCCTGCAATTTCTTTCCAACCTTTTCTTCTCTTAATTTTACTTCCATATGTTCCATATTCTTTATATGGGAATAGACTTTCACCAACAGCTCCAATAGATTTGGATGTTTGAGCCATAATAATTTCGCCACTAAAAAATTCATCTGTTGAATTTATTTTAAGAATAGAATATTCATCATCCCAATTTTCTACAATAGCAGTTTTGTTACCAGATGTAATTATTTCTTGAGGAATAAATGTGTTCCTCTTTATTTGTATATCAAAAGTTGGGAAATCTCTTTGTGGTAGTAACCTTGCAGCAGAATTAATTTTATCATAAGTACCAACAGTTTGATTATCACCTAATTGATCTGCCATACTAAATTTAACAGTTCCTGCTCCACCACCAAAATTAGGATCAACTTCTGTAATAGTATATAAATTATAGTTAAATTCGGAACTATTAAATCCTTTTACTGTTCCAATACCAATATTGGAACCCTCAATCATTATTTTTTCACCAACTACAAATGGATAGTAATCTCCAGTAGAATATTCTGTCCTTACTGTTGCAGTTGCAATTTTAGTGGATGCATCATATGCAATACCGTTGCTAAGAATACTATTATCTACCGGAACACCACCACCAGAATTTACTGGATATATCTTAGGAATAACATTGGTCATTCCATATGTATTTCTTAGTATCTGTACTTTAGAACTGGTACTATTATATTGCAAATCAATATCATCTATAATTTCTCCAGTAACTCCATCAATAACTATTAATTCTTGCTGACCGTCATAACCTCTACCATAAGAAGAAATGCCGACAGAATCAATTGAACTAAATGGTGTTATTCTTATAGATTGTGGATAATAGAATAGTGGTCTGATAGTCTGATCAAAAGGAAAATCATATCCATAATCTGTTATTTCAATATTTTCTACTTTTCCTATATCTAAACTCTGTAATTCTAAAACAGAACTATTACCATCTACAGAAGTTACAGTCGTGAAACTTGGAAGAATATTATAATTATCTCCAGTATTCAATATTTCTATTCTAGAAATGGGACCATCAGTGTGTGTACAATCCGTAATATATGAAAGTGTGGCATTGGTTGAACCGTAAGAAACAACCTCAGGTTCACTTGTCAAATTATATGTAAATGTGTTGGCAGTAGAAACTCTTATTTTATGTGAACCAGAGTAACTACTAGGAGAAACTTTAATAGAACCAGCACCATTAACAGTTTTATCTAAGTATACACCTTTTTTTGTTTCTAATAAAGGAACACCTTGGGTGTATTTTGGAACTAAATTATAGAATAAATCTTTGGGAGTATCTGAATCTATACTCAATTCAACAATTGCAGTTGATCCTACAATACCACTCTTGACCACTTTGAATTCCGTATCTTGTGGATTTTTTGTCCAAGGTTTGGTAAATGTATTTCCAATAAAGAAATCTAGATCAAATGCGGGATATTGGTTAGAATAATATTCATATTGTAAAGAAGAATCAGTTAAATCAAACTTAATTTTACTATAACCTTCGGTATCAATGTGAGGATTTACAGGACTTAAAGTCCCTGATGTTGTTGCAACACCAACAACAGTTATTGGTTGATCAAGTTTTGAATTGTAAAGAGTTTCAGAAAGTTTAAATCTATCTTTATCAATTTTTACTGCATAA